TAGGCGAGACCACTGTCGTTATCGATATCGCTAAAGAAACTGTATATGAGGCAGGCAAGGACCTACAGGTCGACTGGCAGTTATTTATTAATGCCTATATACCAAAAACCGTTAGCGCTTAGCGCATTATCGATCAACAGGTATGGGTCACCTGCTGATTAACTAAATAAGGATAGGGACGGCGTAGCCTGTGGGGGTTGCGCCTCCCTTCCCCTTCCTGTATAATAGATAAAGAGGAGAGACATGGCGTACAGCGTTCGTAGGAAACCCGAAAGCACAAAAGAAATACAGTTCTCAAATCGTTTAGCAAAGTTGCTAACTGAGGACATGGGACTTAACTTGGAAGCATTGGGCTTTCATTTAGTACATAACCACCCTGTTATCGTATCACGCAGACTCGAAGTTGTTGCATTGACAGCGGGTGAGGAGTATGATAAACTTATGACAGGATACTTAGGAGAGGATTACACAGAACTATGGAAGTAGACTTTACAGACAGATGTGCAATTTTAGGACAGTTTTGGTATGAATACAGAGATGATGAGGATCTAAAGCCTTTTATCTCATACAACGATGTTGGTTTGCCACTTGCTTGGTTTATTGCAACGGGAGTTGTAACACCACTACCAATGGCAGAAGAGTATGTCAATGAAACATTTGCCATGTTCCTTGATGCAATGGAAGTTGCAGAGGAAGATGTCCTTGATGTTGATAATCTTGAAGATTTGCTTGCAATTGTAGAGCAAAAGAAAAACGAAAGAGACTCAAAGTAAAAGGCTGCACCCTTCGGGGTGCGCCTAGGTGATCTAGAAAAAATATCATATATCTCAAACCTTGTCAAACCTTATATGAGGGTATTACGAACCTATCTAAAAATTTCCCAGAAATAGATTACGATGGTTTGAAAATTTTTCCCAGAACTTATACCATATCAAACCTTATTTGTCAAACCTTCATATCTAGGTGTATAATAAAGATATGAGCCCTAGACACTTTGCTAACTATGCTAAGAATGAGCCTAAGCAATATCAATCATTTGCAGATAACATGTGGAATGGTTTTGTAACTGTTACTCATGCTATAGGTTTGAATAGATTCTTTACCTTTACCCCCGATTTTTTGCAGGGGCTAGATGGGGAAGCAATTGGCAAACAACTAGGAGAAGTATACAACCTAAAGATGACTGATAATCCTGTTAATGGAACCTTTGCCGATGGCGAAATTTCAGGGGATAAAGAATCATCTGATAACAAACCTCTATAAAGGTATTACGATCCAACCAAAAAAAGTCACTGAAGTTTTTTAAACTTTTCCAAACCTTTATAAACTTTTTTAAGGTTTTTTAAAAAGATTAAGATCATTTCGAAAAAAATCGCTGACTTTTTAAGGGCATATTCATGCATAAAAAGACTTGACAAACCATGGTTTTGCATGTATAATGCCCAAACCTTATATACTGGTTTGACAATATGTGAGGTTTGTGGTATAAGGGGATATTAGGATATGAGGTTTGAAGGTTTGGTATGTGAGGTTTGGAAAGCGGGGCATTACGAACGCCTTCTATAAAAGCGCTCCCTACTCCACTATCCTCCACTTCACTCCACTTGTACCCTATCTAATTAAACAATCAGTAACATTTATCTGTGGATAACTTGTGGATAACTATGACATTTTTAGCCTATTAACCTGTGGATAACTATCTAACCATCATGCTATACTTGATACATGAAACCTTTTCTCATCATAATGCTTGGCCTATTCATTTTTCTAAACTATATGGCTTATCTACAACAAATCCGTATGGGATAAAACCAGGGGATCAAGATTCCTTTATAGCCTTATTGACCATACGGATTAAGGCCCTACGGGTTATCTTTGAAGCATCAAAGGTCTCTGTGTATCCGTTTTGAGGCATATCCGCCTTATCCAGAAAGTAACCATATCTTTCCCTTAGTGTTTTTAGTACTGTAGATTCGACTCTTCTTGCCCTATCCCGTTCGAAAAAATGCCAATACTTAATCAATATCCAACCCTTGGTCCTATGGCTTGCAAACCTTCTACCTGATATATCAGATATCCCTATCTTGACAGCCTTATGTAGTGGGCTATATAATATATATAAGACTGTTGATTCCATAGGATCATTATACTTGACATACCGTGGCGAATATGGGATACTTGCTATATGAAATCAAATAGAGAGGCAGCGCTAACTCGTAGAGATAAAGTTAAGCCAAGAAATGTCACAATGCCAAAAGAGGCAATGAAGATAGCCGTAAGATTAGAGACAGCACGAAACTATAAAGATAAAACAAGATATAACAATATACTAAAAAAGTTGGCTGATGAGTATCCAGACTATGCAGAGCATATAGAGTCTCTATATTGGAAATAAATGTACTCTAACTGTGGTACTTATGCTGGTTATCGCAAACATCATAACCATAAGACTAAACCTTGTCTTGAGTGTTTAAAAGCGTCCAGTGTATATAATAGATTACGATATGCCAAGAATAATCGTGCTCATGTAACTGCTAAGTATCGTGCATCAAACCTTGATAAGGTAAGAAATAGGGAACGATCTAAGAATAGGCGACGCAGAGCAAAGATTACGAACGACTATAATGAACTCCAGGTTATATCTGTCTATGGGATTGATTGCTACTTATGTGGATTAGAGATTGACTTTATGGCTCCCCGAAAATGTGGCGTAGAAGGTTGGGAGCAGGGTTTGCATATAGACCATTTGGTCCCTCTTGCAAAGGGTGGCTCAGATGCATTAGAAAATGTCAGACCAGCACATGGATTATGTAACTTAAGAAAATGGGCAAATGAAGGATAATAACCACTATTGCCCGTTTAGGGCATAGGAAGGTTTATAACTTCTATTTTGCGCCGAACTTTAAAGATTTTTATATAGTGTATAATGGTTATATGGCATACATAGTTAACGGAAAATCGGTTGGAAATGACCCAGCGACAATTGAGCGAAATGACTCATACATAGAATTTTTTAATAGGGTTGGAGACTCTTCTGAAAACATCAGGGTTGTTAATAATTTTTTAACAAAAGAAGAAGTCGACCACCTTATGCTTGATATAGATAGCAGGCCATACCTTAGTTTTGTATCGCAAAAAGATCATCATGGAAACCCACTAACATATATGAACAAGTTTAACGGAATTCCAGACACACACAATATTGTAGATAGGTGCAAGGAAGCAATATCTACATTTTATGGAATTGAAAAAGAAAAGATTTCTGTAAAGCAAGACTCCCTTAGTGTTGTAAAGTGGGACGCTGGATCTTATTTAAACCTACATGTTGATGATTTAGGATATGTTACTGACAACCACTTACCAGTCCATATCTATCTTAATGAGGACTATGAAGGTGGGGAGATTAAGTTTGTTACCCATGGACTATCCTTTAAGCCAAATGTTGGAGACTTTATTGTTTTCCCAGGAAATATGCATTACCCACACGAAGTAACAAAGATTTTATCTGGAACCAGATATACACTACCTATTTGGTTTTCAATACTATAAAAATGGAAAACAACATAAAGAAAAGAAAACTTTTGGATGGCTCTGAAGTAAATGATTACGATCATCCCATAGATTTAATACTTCATACCAAGGCTCCTGGAAAATGGAAACTAATTGATCTTGAGACTGGTCAAGAGTATCTTGGTTCTGAGATATCTCATGAAACATTTGGAGAACTTTTAAGAAGTAAGGTAGCAAAATCCAAAATAGGTTCTTGGTTTAAAACAAAAGGAAGAGTAACTAATAATGGATAATAAAAACAAAAAGATCACATTCCACTGGATGTGGAGAAGACACTGGCAGATAACTGACAGCATTGAGCACTTAGACCTTAACGGAATTATGCAGATGGCAAAAGAGTTAGATGGTGCGGGTGTAAAGTCTGTTTTGCTTCCATATGGTCCAGGAGGTATAGACTTTTCCTTAGTTATTAAGGATGCACTAAATGCAACAGATCAGTTGATTATGACTATTGCTTTGCCTGCATATGGTGTAAGCCCAGACTATGCTGCTAAAGTTTGTGAGACACTAAATCGTTTTGCCCCTGGAAGAATTGGTGTAAACCTTGTTGCTGGAAGGTGGGGAGATGAAGGCAATGGTCATTCTGAAAAGTTAGTTATAGATCATTATATGCATGACCCATCACTGATAGATACCCTTGAAAAAAGAGTAGGTATTTCTGCAGTTTGGATGGATAAGGTGATGGCTTTAATGCAAAACCATCAGCACAAGACTCATATGGCAGTTGTTGGCTCATCAGACACAACAATTGGAATAGCAAACAAGCATTGTGAGTACATCTATGTTGATGATAATTTATTGCAAAAGGATCAATTTAAAAAGATTGATCTTAATCGAGTGAAGCCAATCCTCATTATTGATCCACTCATCATGAATCATCCAGATGATGAAAAAAATGTTAAGTATGATAAAAATGCAGCACCAAGAAATCAGCACCATCACGTAAAGGGATCAATGGTAGATGTTGTTAGAGAAATAAGAGAACTATCAAAAAGATTTGAGATATATGACTTTATGATCCATACCGATCAAGAAGATATTAGCAAGTTGCTACAATTAGTAAAAGATTTTGACAGTATCGTTGTGCCTGAATCGAACATAGAAAAAGTTAGAAATGCTGTAATATCTGAACTAACCATACAAAACTTTACTAAAATGGGTGGCGGACCAAACAACATAAAAATATTTAAAAATTATCTAAGTAAAGATGAATGTAGTAATATTATAGAATTAATTAATAAAACAGAAACAAGCAACAATAGGCTTCTCCAATCAGATCCTTATGGAAATCCTACACTTTCTTTGTTATATTATGACTCGCTCAACTATTCAGAAAGATATTTTGAAGGAGTAAAGGGCTTAATAGAAAAAGAGTATGATGTAAAACTAAAACCAAGAAATTCAAGGTTTGCACAATGGGTACATAATAATAGCAATATGATAAGCATAGATGATATGGGCTCTAAAGATTCAAATCATATGGCTGGATGGGTATACTTAAATGATGATTACGATGGTGGAGAGTTATCCTTTATTCATCAGAATATGTCTATTAAGCCGAATGCTGGGGATCTTATTTTATTCCCTGGAAATCCTCACTATTGGTACAATGTAGAGGCTGCTGCTGGATCAAGGTATATAATGCCTATCTGGTTTGATTTTGTTTAATGGTATAATAAGTAAATGAATAAAAATAAATGCTTTTTTTGTGAAAAAGAAGCAACCCACTATGATGTAGTAGTTGATCATTCTGACTTTATTGTCGCTGACGTATGCCTAATTCATCTTTCTATAGGGTTAGTTTCATAAAATGAATAGTAATACACCGCACCTATTAACATATCCAAGAAGCGGTTCACACTATCTTGATAGACTTATTTATAAAAAAGCAAACTTTCATATAGAAAGGTCTCATGCAGTAAACCACTCATTTAATAAAAATAATGAAAAAATAAAAAGAATAGTGACAGTAGCAAGAGATCCAAAAGAAAGCATTATCTCTTATATAGCATTGGAAAAGCATATATCTCCACTGAGTTCTCCGAGACTTAATGAAATGATAACAGAATACATATTGTTATATAATTTTTTATATGAGCATGCAGACTATGTTATAGACTATAGGGATCTTGTAGATCGTCCAGACACAATAACCGAAAAGTTACTGGAAGTTTTAGAAATAAACGAAGAAAATTCTCATCGTTTTTTGACAAACATCAACTACGACTCTAAAAATTACGTTCAATCAAGCAAAGATTTAGAAGTATACAAAAGCATTAATTTAGATAATGTTAATCTCAACCTGTGTTATTTTTATTACAATAAACTTTTAGAAAAAAAGATTACAATTTAGTGTTATGTTGGGAACTCCAATTAAGGAAAACATTACTTGGGCACCACCTGCAGTGTGTCTTATAACATATCCAAGGTCTGGATCAAACTACTTTGCAGAATATTTTAATCAATTAACTGGAACACATATTCCAAGATCTCACGACGTGGAATATTCTAGAGGAAGGAAAATTATAACAATAGTCAGAAACCCTATCGACTGTATGGCATCCAGAGTAGCGATGATATGTCAAACAGAAAACATTACAAATTTTTCTGATTTGCCAGATGTTTTAGGTAAAGACATTGAAGACTATTCAGGGTTTTATAATAAAATAATTTTAGAGGCAGACATTTTTATTGATTATGAAAAATTTATAAAAAATACTAAAGAAGTTATGTCTACAACATTAGACAAACTAAATATTTCATACAAAATGACTGACTATATACAAACACTTGATAAGGTAAAGGGGTATCTAATTTCAAGCAAAGACACAGAATTATACAATTCAATAAGAGATCATTATGAAAAACAAGATAATACATCATTATTTGATCTATACAACAAGGCTTTAAGACTATGTAATATTTAAACAAAACTTGCACAAAACTCTACTTTAAGGTATACTGAATATATGGAACAATGGATTAACGACTATGCCTCATGGGTGCTTGCCTTAAGTGGCGTTGCTGCTATTTACTTTGTTGGCAGAAAACAGATATGGGCATGGATCTGGGCTACCTTTAATGAGGCTATGTGGATTTACTATGCTTTAGTGACCAAGCAGTATGGCTTTATCTTTGCTGCTATCGCTTATTCTGTTGTTTACATCAAATCATACAGACATTGGAAAGACTTAGAGTCAGATAGGTTATCTTGGCATAAATTCCTTGGTTTAGTTTGGTCCCGTCGATGATTAACATGGAGATTCCTGATCCTTTCCAAACCTTTGTAGCCAAAAAGTATGCTAACGCTAAGGGTTATGTTCATGACTTCTTTACTGGTGAATGGTCTTATAAATGTAGTGCTTGTAAAGATAATCTTTATGCTCCATCCCGCAAAATTATGACAAAGATTAGATTGTTTCACACACGCAACGAATGCCTTGGAGGTTACTGATGAGAATTAAAGTTAATCGTGGTACACAGACTGCTGGCTACTCTATT